CGACTATTGTCATTGGCTAATTTATCTAGGACGGTGTATACGGTATTCATTATGCAGTAAAATCCCAAGTTTGTGTACTTCGATCATGTTGCTTGCTTGACGTTCTTCTACAATGGTCGTACCATTTAGCACCTGTACGCGCCATTGTTGCTGATCAATGTCGAACCAACTGATGATCCTGTAGTCGGTGCTTGCTGTTGCGTTTGTAGACAAGTTTGTTCTCCACGGTGCGTGAATAACGCTGGCTCCATAGCTCCCGAGCCAAAGGGTTACGACGTTTGACTTTGCTTTTCATGACCATATTTATTACCTCATTCATACAGTGATTCTAGCAAATTCCAACCCTGATGTCAAGCACTTTCTTTTACTTGCAAATCAATGACTTACAGCTACGATTTCCGGCACACCGGCCATGGGGCAGTTTATGGGCACTGGACAGACATTGTTGGTCATGTCCTGCTGGCACGTAGGGCAACGTATGATTTCACGAAATTCTGGTACATCGACCCACGGATGTCGCAAACCAGAATTGCCTTGCTGGCGACTCTGTAGACGACCATTGAGCCATCTAAGTTCCATGATTCACCCAGGCATGTGCAGGATCGATCATGTGACCAACATCCCAGCGATGCTTGACATCAGGGTTCTGATCCATGACAGACTTCATGTAGTCTGTGACCTGATCCAGATTGCGAAATACACCCACCAGGGTGCGGTTACGTGGACGATTCATGCTATCCACAGTTGCCAGTGTAAGTATGTAGCGTTCCATGCTTAGAATTTCATGGTGTCGGTTGCGTGCATGCTGCTTAGATTGATGCCCCAGTCAGAACCCGAAGCCCAAGGACTGATCCTGCAGGCTGGGTCCAGATTATTGATGTTAATCTGTCCCTGAACCATGGGTTGAGCCAGATCCACGAAACGTTCCAGTTGCTGCTTGGCATCGGCTGCAGTATAAGCACTAAACTCCATGCTGTATTCATCGTTGATGCCATGTGCTTTGATGGTGTACTTCATGCTGCCTGTTCCTTCATGGTTGTGGTATTGGTGATGGTCTCATAGAGCGTTTCGAATTCTTCGTGCTCTTCACGTTCCTGTGTAAAGTTCTGACGATGGTAGACCTTGGCCATGCGACGAAAGGTCTTCTTGTTGAGACCAAAGTTTTCACAGGTATTGGCAATGGCTTCTTTGATGAGGTCACGCTCGGCTTCGATGCGTGTCATGCTGCCCGAAATTTCATCGAGCGCACCTTTGATGGCCTTGCGATCGGCCGGACTGCTGGGAATGGTCATTTTAACTCCTTCAAGAAAGACATGAAATTCATAAAATCAACGGGTTCAAACTTCAGTGCTGGTGTACCCATGGTGGTGGGTACTTCGGTCCAGGTCAGACCGAGATTTGCGGCAAACTCTGTTATGAGGTCGCGGGACCAGGCATCATAGGGCCAGATCTCGCAAAGATAGGGATTGGGACTGTACTGAGGCCGCATCAGCGCCTCATGCTAGAAATTTCTTTGGCTTCGGTATCGCTAAAGATGGGAACTGCGTTGCTCTTGTGCATGGTACCTATGCCTTTGATCTTGGTACCCGTATACACCGGAGCAGCTTTCTTGGCCGTTGTACCTAGACCTGTGTCCAGACTAGGTATGTGTGCATTGGTGGTACGTCCCGGTGGAGGAACGAGTTTGGGAAAGGGCCTAGTAAGTGGTCGACTAGTTGCAACTTTGCTGCGAGTCGCATCCACCAACGTTTTCCAACTTTGTTCAAGTTCTTCATGCTGTCGTTTCTGTTCTGCCGAAGCCCATTTGAATTTGCCCCGGCGCTTGCCTGTGGTAGTGAATTTAGGATGTTCCAGATGCATGGTCATAATATAGTCCCTTCTTCATGGTCACAGTACGTAGTATAGCACCTTTAGTGCAGGCTGTCAATAACCGTATTTACTTTTTCCGCTTTTTCGTTGAGCGCTTCGCAGATGAAGTGGGCATATCTTCGTTTGGCATCGATGTCGGTAAAATCTCCTCGGATGTCGAGGGTAACGTCGTGGGTAAAGTCTTCGGACATGACAAAGACGTCGTCTCCGTCGGTCCAGACATACCAGGGTCCGGTATCGATACCGGTGATGTAGTTGTAGTGCGTTTTCTTTTCCATGTTAGATCATAGTACATGCGTGGGAGATCTGCAACTGCAGTCATAAAGGGTCTGCTGTTACGGATGTTATTGGATGTCATTTCGGAGTTTGGTAAGAATTTCTAGAGCTGCTGGGCTGAGATATAACTTTACTGCAGGCTCTACATGTATGGGCTGATTGATGTTCCTGTAACTTTGGTTGGTGGGAACACCACCAACGCTGTTGACAAGTATGCCATCGGCCATGATATGAAAAGGATATCTAAAGGTCAAACTTGGAAATGCTACGTGAAGTGGAACGATTTTCATGTTTGAGCTTTCGGATATCCAATAACCTATGATTGAAATTGCGATCCGTGGGACCGTCAGAAACTACGGTCCAGTCAGACCGGCTAGCTGTTGTTGCAGGAGCTGCTTCTCCATTTCCGGAGTCAAACCAGCTACGGAGCCAGCCCCAGAATCCTTTTTTGCTTTGGCCTTGGGTTTAGGTTCCTTCTTGACCTTTTCCAGTGGCGGAATTTCTGCTAGAGTTTCGGGCAGAAGCGTAGGAAATGCTGCTCGGATTACTTCGGGCGTTATACTAGGGTACTTGTGTGTAAGTTTACGATCCTTGATCAACAGCACCAGTTCGGCTTCGGTGCTGTGTATGCCTTCCAGCATCTGAATGAACAGATTTTCACGTTTGGTGCGAGAAAGTTCGTTGGGTGTCAACCAGATGTAGAATCTTCGATATTCGGTGTACAGATTGGTCTCGGTATAACCCAAAGGACGTTCGACATCGTTTTTAAACGGTGGCGTTCCTTCGGGTAGATTAAAATTCAGAGCAGGGTTGAAGTTCATGTTCAAGATACCACGAAGCTGTGTGGTGTTATACTTTTGCAACACTGCGACTTTTTCTTCGTGTGTCTTGGCCTTCTCTACTTCTTCAAGCACCTGAGGTATGGTGGTCTTCATCAGAACTCCTCGATAACTTCCATCATGTTTTTCATTTTATGATGAACAAAATAATTGAACAATTTACTGCGATCTTTGTTGGGCAGACTTAGATAGGTCTGCAGGATACGTTGTTCTACATCTGCAGGAATAAAATTAAAATCCACCAGAGTCTGGTTACGAATCCACCGAGTCTGAAATTCCAGATCCTGTGGACGCTTGGCTGGATCGGTCCATTCGTCTATTTTTTTGCTGGTGATTGGACGTTGCCGAATGTTTTCGTATACACTTTCGTCGGGGCTAAGTACATTGGGGACTCCGTCTCCTTTGTCGCCACGGATCGTGTGTTCCAATAGAGCTCTCTCCGGCGTTGAGTCTGGGACCACAAATTTTTTCTGAGTTGGCGAAAACTGTTTGACATTCTTATATTTCTGCAGTTGTACAAAGTCATGATCTCCGCTGATGACCAAGAAAGGTTCGGGCTCATCGAACAGCGGATTGCCATTGCTGCTGGTCTGACTGTATTTAGCCATGACTGCAATGATGTCATCGGCTTCGGCTCCTTCGATCCACAGGACCTTGTAGGGGAAGAAGCTTTGGATTTCATCACGAATGGTATCCAGAGTGTCGAAGATGGCTTTCCAATCGAAGCCCGAATCTTCACGATCTTTTTTGCGATGCTTCTTGTAGAAAGGAAAAATCTCCTTGCGCCAGTAGTTTTTACTGTCACAGGCCAGCACCATTTCACCATAGGTATTACCAAATTTTTTCTTGTAGCCACGAATGCTGTTCAGGATCATGTGCCGAATCAATGGAACATTGATCTCAACATCGGTTCGGCCGCCGAGTTCGGCCATGAGATTGCTAATAGCAGTCTGACTGTAATCAATTACTATCACTTAGAGACTCCATAATTTCGTTATAAATTTCATCATTGGCTACGGATCGCAACCGGTCTATGAGTATGCTTTCCAGAGCCAAGATCTTGCTGGGCTTGTATCCAGCCATATGATAAGCTCTAAAGTAAAGTTTGTCAAGATCCAAATCCATGGCAATGCTATATTCTTCCAAGAAGTAGCGCCAGCTTTCGGTCATGGCATCTTCGGCACTGGGCACTCGACGTTTGATCTTTCTGAGGTGACTCAGAAACCTTAGCCGCATGCCTCCGGTGTTGGCCGTATTGCTCATGCCAACATAAAATGCTTCATTGTAGTCGTGTATGACATAAACGCCGCGACCGATGAGGCTGTTGATGTTGCCACGGCGATCGCAAAATCTGAACTCTACGTAGCTAGGTTCTGATATGTTCAGGTAACCGCAGATGTCTTGCACACTCTTGTCAATGAACGAAGGTCCAGCCAAGGTTGGGCCCATTATTTTATCACTCGTAGTATGATGCAATCTGCATTAACAATGCCATTGGGGTTGGCGGCTTTGGTGGTCAGGGCCTCCATGAATTTACGAAGCTGCACCTTGCCAGCGTTGAGAATTTCTTGTGTCTGGTCAGCAGGCTTGCGAAGGGTGCGCATGTCACTCATGTCGGGATCGTAATTCTGCAGCCTGGTTCCTTTGC